GTAGCCGGTGTTGTAAGCCTCTTCCCGGATGTGGTCGATGTGCTCCACGAGCTTGTCGTCGGTCATCTTGCGCAGCTTCACGGCGCGCTCATGTACATTCTTCTCCTCGCCGGTCATCCGGCAGTTCCTTTTCTTCACTGGGCTCCCTCTCTTTCCAGCCGCTTGCAGCGGCCATCCTCATAGGCCATGCACTTCTTTTCCGAGCACCAGCCGAAACGCTCCGTTGTAATCTCGGTCCGGCTAATCCACGAGTAGCTCACTTCCCGTTTCGTGCTTTTCTTGTACGGGCAAAACATACCATCATCTCTCATTGTGCTGTCTCCTATAAAACATTCATGTGAAGCGGCTGCCCGGTGGCAAGCTGCCGATGGATAAACTCACGCTCGAGGCAGTTACTCACCATAACGAGGGCTCGCAGCTCTCCGGGGAGAATCTTGCTGTCGAGATAGAGCTTCTCAATTTCCGGCCCCCGCGCGTGGAGCTCCCGGATGGCCGCCTCCGCGTCCTCCCACTCGGTCAGGTCGTACAGCTCGCCGAGTGCCTTGTCGAACTCACTCTTTTCCGGCATCGCTGGCCTCCTGCTTTGCTGCCTCTTTGTCCAGATTGTCCTTGAGCCGGTCGAGCTTGTCCCATACGACTTTCGTGATGTTTACCAGCTCGTGAGGGTTAAAAATTGCAAAGAGCTGCACCAGCATGATGAAAACATCAGCAATTTCCTCCTCGATGTTCGAGTGTACTTCCTGCGTCTCCCTGTTAAACGGGGTATCATACTTGCGCTTGCACTCTTTGAGTTTGCAGAGGGCTTTGGTGAGCTCCGACATTTCCTCCACAGCCTTGGTGAGCTGGGCGTCTTTGCCGTAAGTGCCGATGGCGCGGTCGATGGTCTGCAAGCCCTCCGGCATAATCTCCGGAATGAGCGCGTCCTCGTAGTGCTTGAGCTTGTCGCGCAACGAGGCGAGAGCCCACGAGAGGGTGTAGTGCTCTGCAAGCAGGCCCTCGATGGTCTCCGGGCCGTCGAACAGATGCTCGCACAGGGTCATGTCGAACTCCTCCGGAGTTCCCTCGGTGTCAATATCTGCGTTGTGCGCCTTGATAAGCTGCTTCATGTAGTCGTTGAGGCTGATGCTCCGGCTGGGCATCTGCACCCAGCCGTCCTCGCCGCGCACGAACAGGTTGAGAGCCTGCTCATAATTCCCATCCGGGGTGTCGGTCGTCATTCTTCTCTGCGGAAACATAAA